TGCGCAAGTTTATGAAATCCTAAACCGCATTGGCGCAATGAGCGTTGAGCAAATCCAAGAAGAGGAGGACTTAATCCGATGAAGATTAATTTCCCAATTACCATAACCGCTGCTGATACAAATAAGCGAACTATTTCTGGAACAATTGTCAGTTGGAATGAGGCTGGAAATACTTCAGCCGGCAAAACTGTATTTGCTAAAGACAGCATTGATTTTTCAAAGCCTGTCAAATTGCTATTAGAGCATGACAAAACACGCCCATTGGGTAAGTTAATTGACATTACTGCAAACGATCAAGGTTTAGAAGGCACATTCAAACTTGCAAAGACTTTTGCAGCTGATGATGCTCTTGAGGAAGCAGCCACAGGATTAAGAGATGGATTTTCTGTTGGCGTAATGGTTGATGCTTGGGATAACAAAGATGGCGCAATGGTTATCTCAAAGAGTTCTTTACAAGAAGTCAGTTTGGTGTCTGATCCTGCTATTGCCTCAGCGAAAGTTGAATCCGTAGTTGCAACAAATACACCAGAGAATTCCGAAGCAACCGCTGAGGATCAAACAACACAGGAGGACAAAGTGTCTGATATTACTTCAGATGCTCCTATCGCAACCGAAGCGGTAGAAGCTGCAAAGTCTGAGCCTGTGGTCGTAGTGGCAGCTCAGTCTGTTGCCTATACAAAGCCACGCTCACCAATCAATTCAAAAGCAACCTATTTGGAGCACTCAGTTCGTGCTGCACTAGGTTCAGAGGAAAGCCGTCAATATGTAATGGCTGCTGACACAACCGGCACAGTTGCTGGCTTAATTCCAACACCACAATCAACAGAGATCATCAATGGTCTATCAAATGCTGATCGTGGATTAATCGATGCTCTATCTCGTGGCACACTTCCTGCTGCTGGTATGACATTCGAAATTCCTAAAATTACAGCTGTGCCAACAACTGCACTAGAAGCAGAGGCAGCAGCAATCGACACAACCGATATGACTTCATCATTCGTTTCTGTTGATGTTAAGAAATTTGCTGGCGGACAAACATTCTCAGTTGAACTTCTAGATCGTTCATCTCCAGCATTCTTTGATGAATTAGTTCGTCAAATGGAATTTGCTTATGCAAAGACCACAGATTCATATGTTGCAGGAGTTTTAGGATCATCTTGCTCACTTTTGACAGCAACAGCAGATAACACAGCTGCTGGACTTCTAGCATATGTATCAGGTGCTGCTGCATCTGTTTATTCTGGCTCACTTGGATTTGCTCGCAACTTAATTGTTAATAGCACTCAATGGGGCAACATCATGGGCTACAACGACAGCGGTCGCCCAATCTACAACGCATCACAACCACAAAACGCAGGTGGCAATGTAGTTCCTACATCACTTCGTGGAAATGTTGCTGGCTTGGATCTTTATGTTTCTCGCTCACTTGATGGCTACACAACTGGAGATCAGTCAATGATCGTTGTAAATCCAGATGCTTTTACATGGTATGAGAGCCCACGCTTGACACTTCGTTCCGACATTACAGCAACCGGTCAAGTATCTGTTGCCTATTACGGCTACGGCGCACTAGCAGTAAAACTTGCTGGTGGCGGAGTTTGGTTCAACAAGAACTAAATTAGTTTAACTGAGTGCCTAGGGTTGCTCCCGATCCTAGGCATCCATTAAGGGAGTAAGGAGATGACATGCCAACCATAATTACAGCCTCACAGCTGAGAAGCGTGCTTGGCGTGTCGTCTGCTTTATATGATGATACTTATTTGAACCAAATTATTGATACAGCAGAAACTGTTATTCTGCCAATGCTAGTTACATTCAAAAGCCCAATTGAAAAAGTGTCGCTGACTGATAATGTCGCCACTTTCACTACACTAGGAATTCATGAATTTACCGAAGGACAATCAGTTGTCATCACAGGATGCGGAACACCTTACAACGGAACAAGAGTTGTGCTGGCAGATAATCTTGGACAATATACCTTTTCGCAATCGATCACTAATGCCGACATACTCGAGGCTAATGTCATCCCATCCGGAGTTGCTGCCCTTTCTGGCGGATCAACTTATGTTGGAAATGCAGCTGTTCAATCAGCCGTCTATACAGTTTCAGTCGAAGTTTTCCAAGCAAGACTTGCCGGCGGAGGACAAATCGAAGGAGTAGATTTTACTGCAACTCCTTTTAGAATGGGCAGATCGCTTTTCAATAAATGCGTAGGTTTGTTGGGCTCATACATGGACACCGAAAGTATGTGTCAATAAATGCCTAACGAAACAATACTGCAACAAATTCGCACACCTTTAGCAACCGCTTTATCTAGCGTTGCAGGAAATGTTTATTCATTTGTGCCTGAAACAGTTATTCCACCAGCTGTGGTGGTTGTGCCTGATTCGCCTTACTTAGAATTTGAAACAATTAGCAAAACCAATATCAGAGCCAAAATTAATTTTACAATTACAGTTGCAGTTGCCTATAACAGCAATCCTGCATCGCTCGACAATATCGAGCAATTGGTTATAAGTGTTCTGGCAGTAATTCCAGTTGGATACATTGTCAGCTCGGTTGAAAGACCGACAGTCACTCAAGTTGGTGCATCAACGCTGCTCATCGCAGATGTTCGAGTATCTACCTACTACACGCAAACAATATAAGGAGAAATCATGGCAACAGTCGTAATTACCGGTCGTGATGTTGGTTTATCTTTCACAGGTGGAACAGATATTCAAGCACAAGCGACTAACGCAGTTCTAACCAAGGTCAATGAGCGTCAGGTTTATCAGACCATGGAAGGCGAGGCTTACAAGACAACAAACATTTCAGGAACATTCCAATTGGATATGTTGGCTGATTGGGGTAAGGCAAACTCAGTTTGTGAGGCTCTATGGGCTGCTGCTGAAACTGCACCAGATACAGATATCAGCATGACACTTACAGCTGCATCAGGAGCGCAATTTGTGTTTCCGGTAAAGCCAGAGTTTCCAACGGCAGGTGGTTCAGGTGTTGATGCTCAGACAGTATCATTCACATTCACAGTATCTAAGGGCGCAGTAGTAGAAACCTTTAGTTAAAAACTAGCAACGGGAGCAAAATGAAACTACCAATCACAATTGAATACAGCTCAGGCGAGCAAGCAACTTATATTGCCCAACCGCCTGAGTGGGCGAAATGGGAAAAGCAGACAGGAAATGTCATTGGACAAGCATCCGAGAAGCTGGGTATTTGGGATCTTATGTTTTTGGCTTATCATGCTCATAAGCGTGAAGTTGCCGGAAGCAAGCCAATCAAACCAATGGATATTTGGATGGAAACAGTAGCCGATGTCATTGTCGGTGATGCAGACCCAAAAGCCACAAAGCAGGAAGCCTAAACAGATTGTTGGTTGAGTTGGCAATTGCAACTCATATTCCAATGAGTGAATGGGTTGATGCGGATGACATATTAACAGCGATCGAAGTATTGGAGGCGAGAAGTGGCAAATGAAACTATCGCATACAATAAAAACGATCTGCGTGATATTTACAAAGCGTTCAAACTTATGGATGACCAAGCAACAGAGGAAGCAAGAACTCAATCTGCTGCTTTGGCGTATTTTGCATCAGAGGAAATTAAACAGGCAGCTAGGACTAGAACAAAGGCTGGCAAAGTTGCGGAGAGAATCGCAGACGGCGTTAGCATCTCTAAATCAAGTAAAATCGGTGAGTTCCGTTATGGCTTCGCAAGACAAAAGTTTTCAGGTGGTGCTACTACGCAAACCCTATGGGGTGGTGTTGAGTTTGGTTCAAATAAGTTCAAGCAGTTCCCTACATATTCAGGACGGCAAGGCAGAGGTAGTCGTGGATGGTTTATCTATCCGACCCTTCGCAGAATTCAGCCTGAATTGATTAGCAAATGGGAAGCAAGTTTTGATCGCATTATTAAGGAATGGGTCTAATGGCTACCGGTAATAGAACGCTTAAGTTATCAATCCTTGCTGATGTTGATGATCTAAAAAAGAAGTTAGGCGAAGCTGATAAAGCCGTTGAAGGAAACGCAAGTAAGATTTCAGAATTTGGAAAGAAGGCTGCTGCTGCATTC